TTTATGCCCCAAAGTTGTGTTGTTCCACCAAAAACATTTGTCAATATTCGAATACTATTTAAAAACGCGTCAAACCCATAGATATATTCGTTTCCGTCTGTTGGTGTAATCCATGTAGCAACCGAAACTGCTGTGTCTGAAAAACTTGTAGATGAGCCGCTTTCGTATCCAAAACCTACAAACTGTGTTGCTTCTACATTTAGTTGAGGTATAAGGCTTGCAACTTTGCTGTAAGGCCCTTTGTAAAACATAGACGCAGTATCTACAATCAAGTTAGACGGGCGGCTGCCGCTATCAACTAAAAAACCCTGACCGATAGGGTCGTCAAGCCTGTAGTAGTGAATAGGTGCTAACGATTGTGTGTAGTCATACAACGTGTCTGGCAGTTGCTCCTGTGCCAGTAGAGCAAGCGCGTCAAAACATTGCAACGACACAGTGCCAGTCTTGCCAGCATCATTAAACTGTGCAGGCCATGCAGCTATAAAGCCACGAAACACAGCAAACGTAGTGACACCTGAGACTGCTTCAATCTTGATCTGGCGACGCGGTAGCAACTTGCCGTAGTAAGTCCCGGCAGTGTTGAACGGGTCAAAAAGTCGGGTGTTGTTATTAAGCACCACATAGGCAGTGCCAACCACATTTGAGTAGTCGTCTGACCTTCCACGAGAAACATCAGCAGAGAACACATAAGCCGATACATCTGTCCATGTCGGTGACGCCACATAAGGGCCGTCATCAAAAGCAATATAGACCTTGGGGGTTGGGAAAGCCATTAGCCAACCTTTAGAGGTAGAGGGCCTGAACGGTTTTGGTATGCCTGCAAAGCATCTACAACGGATTTGCCAATGGCTACGGGGTCGCCTACGCCTGTGTTCACTGTGATGCTGGTTGCACCCATGCCTGAATTGCCTGATGCGTCGGTGCGGTTTATTGGTGTAGGGCCTTGGGACATATTTGAAGTGCGCGACATACTGAGGTATCCCATTTCCTTAAAAGTTCCGAAAGGGTTGCCCGGCAAGGCAATGTTGCCCAATTTGGCTAGGCCGTTCATTGCTTTGGCAACCACGTTATACATCAGAATAAAAGCGTTGGCTATAGATGATGTGAAGTCCAGTACTGCATTAAGCAAATAGGTGCGGTCTGAGTCGTCACGCAAAAGGCTGAACAGAGCAGCAAGGTTGATGACAATGAGCCCAATGGCTGCAGCAACGGTTGCTAGCCCTGCGCCTGCTAATGCAGGGACAATGCCAGCAAGCCCAGCAAGGGCGGTATTGACAGCGGTAAGAGTTGCAGCTACGCCAGTTAAAAAAGCAAGTCCCTTGAACGCCGCTGCTAATACAACAATGGCAGCGCCAAAATCAATGGCTGCACCTGTGGCACCATCAGCTGATTTAAGCCAGTTGCCTAGATCACTGGCAGAGTTTTTAAGAACTTGTCCTAATCCTTTTTCACCGATTGAGTCCACAAAACGCTGGATAACAGGCAAGATTTTAGACGTTATAAACGACACCATTTTTTCAAAGATTGGCAGTAGCGCGTAGCCAATGCTTTCTTTGGTTTCGGCAATAGCAACTTTGAGCTTGTCCATGCGACCCTTAAAAGTGTCTGCAGCTGTGGTTGCTGACCCTGCGTAGGTTTTGCCAAGTACTGCCACAATGTCGTTAAGACTTTTCTTGTCTTTGACCATTTGTTTTACTTCGGGAGACAAGCGAGCAAGAGCACCCATGTTGCCCCCAAGAGCCTTAGAAAGGCTGTCAGTAACCTGAGAGAGCGACTTGCCAGAGCCCTTTGAGATGTCCATAGCAAGGGTAAGCAACTTTTGTGCCTTAGCAATGTCCTTAGTTCCCCTAGTCAGTTTTGCCAAACTCGGCCTGAGCTCGTCATCTGCCACGCCGTTAGCCAAAGACATCTGGAGAATAAAGTCCTCAGTGGCTTTGACCTGTGCATCGGTGGCTTTAGTTGTGGCTTTCAACTGGCGAGCAAGTAACGCTGCAGACTGCTGATCCTCAGCGGCTGCCATAGCGAAATTAGCCCCGGCAACAGCGAGACCACCAAGAGCGACAGCTGCAGGCAGGAACGCTTTCTTTAGCGACGCGCCAACTTTGCTGCCAGCGTTCTGTATTTCACTAAACGCTTTCTCAGCCTTTTTTATTCCACGGGTGTCAAAGTCCGAAACGATATTGAGAACAATGCTCATAGCCTGCCCTGCCTTCCTGTGAGCATCATGACACGGTTCACTAGCTCTTGCACTTGACGCTCAACCTGTGTAGAAGCTGCTTCATAGGCTTTGTAAATGACGCGTGAAGGCTGACCATATCGAGCAGTTAAGTTACGACTCAGTAAGCCGTTGGCTGCCATGTCAAAGATTGTGGCTTGTGGCCCAGCCCAGCGAATACCAAAAACACCCACATTTTGCAGGTTGCCTGTAGGTGATGAACGTACTTTTTTGGCGTTAGTAAAGGCTTTAATGTTGCGCTTTACCCGGGCATCTTGCCAAGACATAATGTCAGCACCTGAGGCTGTTTTCCATGAGCGAGCCATGCCCGACAGTGGTGCGCCAGAAGGCAGGTCGGTCTGTGCCTTTTGCACGACTGGTTGCACAATAGTCTTGAAATCTTTAGTGATCTGGCGGCGTAAGGATTTGTCCAGTTGGTTAAGTTCGCCAAGAGCAACCTTTAACCCTGTGAACTCCACGCCTACATTTACACTCATTACTTGCGACTTTCATTAAGCAGTTTTATGACTGTCGAGAGGTCATCTGTGTCGAATTCTACTGTATGGGGCCACCAACCTGTGGCTACTAGAACACCTGCTAAAGCGTGTCGGTAGGTGCCCCTTGGATAGGGTTTTCAGGGCCAGCATCCTCAGGTTCAATGTTGATAACTTGATCTAGGTAGTCATCAAAAACAATCGGCACGACAATGCCTGCGCGTTTTGCTGACTCATACGCCAAGAAAGCAAGCCACTCAATGTGTACGTCACTGGCAAGTTGCCCGGCACCTATCTTGTATTTACGCTCGAAAGCAACAATAGATGCCATGGTTGTAGTGACGGTGTATGCGCCATCCACTGTGGTTACGTTGAGTTTAATTCTCATGTCGGGTTCCTTTGTTTAGTCGGGTTAGACGATTGGCGCTGAGTAAACGCCGCCTTGGAAAGTGATGTCAATAGAACTGATCTCACCCAAGGTTGCGTTGATTACTGGCAGGGTCTCTAGGTAGGTGCCTGTAAGTGTGAAGGTTGGGTTAGTTGCACCGACAGCAGCTGTTGTTGGCTTGACAGTGACAGTGGTTGAAGTGCCCACAAGTGTTGCCAAAGTTGCGTAAACCTCAGAAGCGCCATAAGTCATAAACAATGTCAATGTGAGGGTGTTGTCCTCGATGGTTGCCGAATACACACGAGCTGTGTTTCCAAAAACTGTGGTGTCCTGTGCAGTGTTGGTGCGCTCAAGCGTGGCTGCAGTACAGAAGCCTGTGAGTGCCACAGAGTTCACTGTTACAACGGGGTTAGAAAGATAAGTACTTGTGGCCATGGGGTTACTCCTCTGGAGATGTTTCTACTGTTTTAGCAGATTTGGTAGGGGTTTTGTCGGATTTGATAAAGCCACCCCAGATAAGTGCGTCAATGTTGATGCCCTCTGCTGGTATAAACTCAGTGCCGGGTTCCCCGACTAGATCAGAAATAATTGTGTACGCCATGGTGTCCTTAGTTTGTCTTGACTGCTATAGAGATTACTAGGTCATAGCAGGGATAGTCAGCCCCACCAATCGAGTAGGCCGTAGGGCTACCGCTTAAAACGATTGCGCCACTGTTGATGACTGCAGCTGTGATTGACAGCAACTGACGCAGGACAGGTAAACCTGCTGGGCCTGAGCCAATAATCTTTACGGGGAAGTTCATTTTGAGCACGTTGCCGTTGCCTGCGAACAGGTCAAAAGATGGCGCGTCTAGGAATACACAGTTGGGGACAAGTTTTGTGGCGTCATTTACAACCCTTAGCCCTGAGACTGTGGCAAGGAAAGCAGACAGGTCATCTAGACCTTCGTTCAGCAGGTCTGTGTAGGCCATTTAAGCGACCTGAGGGCGATGGATGCCCAAGAGCTGCTTGATAACTGGAGTCATCGCAGAAACGCTTGCAGAGCCCATGCCGTCAAATGTGGCAAAGGTGTCCTGAACACTGCCACGGGCACGCCACAGTGCCGCTGCATACATCAGGGTGCCCAGCGTGACGTCATGCCCGGGTGAAGTTGTCAGGCTGTCAAAATAGCCAGACTCTTGCCTACGCCTGTAGCAGAAGTCGTTGGCAGCGTTTCGAGCCTGCGTAGCTAGCGTGTAGTCATCACTTGGGTTAGTAATTTCCACGCCTAGGTATGTGATCAGTTCTGCCACAGTTACCCATGTGCAGTTCTGCGTGTAGGTAATCGTGCCTGTAGCTGACGCTGTGCGCTCAACATCACTGCCAGTGCAAGCGAACAGCACTTGATTAGGAATACTGACATTGCTGTTAAAGAGCAGGTCACCCTCAGTGTCTATGCCAATGTACTCATACTTAGGCATGGCATAGACAGTGAACGTGCCGTTAAAGGGTGCAGCAACGCTGGCAACAGTGATGGATTGCCCCACCTCTATTTCAGTGTCGGTCAGTGTTTGTAGCACTGCATAGTTGTCTAGCAGTTGCTTGAAAGTGACTGTGTATGTAGCCATCGGCGGTAGCCGCCTTTCTGACTAGGCGATTACGATGCCTTGGATGAAGCTTGACTTAGCAACGAAAGTTGAGAAGTAACCGTAGTAGCTGAATGTGCGTGACAGCGTTGATGGGTTTGCAATGCTGAGAACGCCTTGCTGTGCTTCGTAGATTTCGTAGCCCGGTGCGTAAACAACAAGCATGGTGCCTGATGCAAAGTTGTTATCAACAACAAGGTTAAGGCCCATGACATCCATGCCGGTGTAAGCAAGGCCACCTACGCGACCAATGCTGTTTTGACCGATAACACCGTTAGTGGTGTAACCAAGAACAGGGCGCTTTGAGCCGTCTAACTGGCTGCCCAATTTTTCCCACACGTCAGGTGACACGCAAAGATGGGTTGGGAAGTAGTTGCTGTCCTCTGTAATTTCGCGTGCTGCGTCATACAAAGCCTTGATAAGTGATGATGGGTCATCAGCAGTCACAGTCCATGTTGAGCCTGAAGCGGTTTTACCAGATACCAAGTTGTCTGCTGCAATGTTGTCAGTAGCAATGAGGTACTCACCAGCAAGGTCATTAAGGATGAGGTTCATTGACGCTGGGTCTGTGAAGTCCATGTCTTGCATTGAAAGCGTGACTTGACCAGCAACAGTTGATTTTGTAACTGTGTTAGAAGCAATGACCATAGTTGTAGCAGATACTGCTGAGCCTTCGGTCTGTGTTGCTGCACTGGTGTGAGTCGTGATGGTTGGGCGTACAAAAGTCTTGCTTGGCGTGTTCGGCATAGCGCGAGCACCAAAAGCAGAAACTACAGGGCGTACAAAGTTGAGGTCTTGAAACAATGGCCCAAGAACTGGCACTGGCAAAAGTCCCGGAGTGTCTGTGGTAAGAACATCACCAGCAGCTGCTTGAAGTGCTGTCTGCTGATCGCGTACTGCTTCTTTGTATGCAGCGTTTACGTTGTGGAAGGTGTCGCCACCTGCGTGCATTGCTGCAAGGTATTCGCCCGGGGTTGGCATAACAAACTTGCGCTTTGGCTGAGCAAAAATAGATGATGCTTCGATTACTTCTGGAACTGGGGTTTCTGACACTTCGGTCTCCTCTGACTCTGTGGGTTCAGGCTCATCGGGTGCCGTTTCTGTATTATTGCTCAAATCATCCTCTGATGTGGGGATACTTGCTGCAACATCTGTGATGGTAGCACCGCTAAAGGCTGGCTGTGGTACAAGTGACAACTCCATCCAGTCGGCTGCTTCCACGATCATGACGCCATCTTCGTTGTAGGTGAACTTGGTTGGGTTTACGCCAACACTTACAGAGTCTAAAACTCCGTCAGCTGCCAGCACTAGGGCTTCGTCACCAAGGCTGGTGGTTGAGACTTTGGCTGTGAAATACATGGCCTCTGGGCTGTCGGCGCGTTCGGTCACAAGACCAATGGCCTGCGTTGAGTCGTGGCTCATGTAAAGCTTGGGGGCTTTGCCGTCTGTGGGGAGACTGCCCGGCATGAAGCTGACAACTTGACCACCAGAGACTGTGGCTTCCACGTTGTATGGCAAGGCAATGCCTGTGATGGTGCGCTTTGGGCTGCCGTCTTGGGCAGCATCAACGCTGAATGTGGAACTGGTAAAACGCATCATGCTAGGGACTCCTGTGTATTTTCTTTTGGTCGGTCTGGGCTATCCATTTTGTCTGCTACATAGTTTTCTTCTAGGTAGTCGTCAGTGTCAAACTTTACATAGGTGCCACGCGGCAGAACGTTGTTCATGCTGAGTGTTGAGGCTATGCAGTCGGCGTATGGCTTAACACCAAAGATGTAAAGGTCAGCGCGTGATTGTTCACTGCTGGTGTAGGCATAAGCGCCAGTGGACACGCCTACAAGGTAGGGGGGAACACCACATAGGCGTGCCAAATCTAGCGCTGAATACTGT